GGAATACGAGAGGTACATCTGGCTCAAAGACCGCCTGACAGGGCAATTTATCAACAAAGCCCCCGACATTGATAACCACTTACTCGACCCAGCTCGTTATGCCCTAGAGTCCTACTTCCCAGATAAAGATGAAGACAACAACGCAACAAGCGGCTCAATTACAAGTTTATGGCGACGATAAAATTAACACGGAGACACTTATGAAACCCCTAACAATGCTATTCGGCACCGAAGCAGTCACCTCAATCCTCGACGAGAACGGTAGCACTTCAACCGCTAAGATTACTTACAACAACGGGCAACCCAAACTCCCCGTCCGTAGGTCGTACAACTTCCGTGAACGCGTCCGATCAACCGAAGAAGCCAACGCCAAGTATATAGAGTTCGCCCAAGAGTTAGAAGATAACCCCCACATGCTCGACCCAACGTGGCTACCGAAAGAGCGCAGCAAGGTCGGGGATGACGCTGGATATTTCTACGTTGTTAAAGGCTATACCCTACTTGAGTACTAGCTTTTTCGCCTCAAATACGTTATAATGCAAGCAGTATATGTCACCTAATAGTAAGGGCTTTACGCTAACTCTTACTATCGGTGACATTTTCATATCTCGACGAAACCAATATATTCAAGCGATACGACGCTGCTAAACGCTACACCGACACCTTAACGGTACCGTTTCCTGAGTTTGAGCGCATAGCTCGTAACCGCCCATTTGAGGGTATCGACCCCAACTACCCAAACACCACAGACGGTACGACTGCCTCGATCATCCGCAAGACCCCTCGCCGAGTAATCCAACAACTCCCCACCGGAACGGTTGAGAACGACTCCGAGGATTGGCTATCGGTTATCGCTGACTTCGTTTATACCGAGAAGATTCTACCCTACGCCAATGATGAGTACGACCTTATACAGAAGTGTTGGGCGACTATTGAATCAGGACTGACCTTTGGCTTTGGTGCAACCTACACGCCGTTCCTGGCCCACGATGGTAACTTCTCCCCCGATGTCACGCAAATCTACTGGGGCGACCTCGCCTTACAGCCCGGCAAGAAGTCTATTTACTCCTGTAATTACCTGTTCATGCGCTCCTGGTGGCAGAAAGAGGACATCGAAGCCCTCATCGACAAAGAAACTAAACTCGCTGCTTCCGCAAAGAAGCGTGGTGAGAAGTATGAATCCACCTGGGACTTAGCAGCCCTCAAAGAAATCAAAGACGGCACCTCAACAAAAGATAAAGAAGCCCGCACCCCATTTGAAGACGAACGCGGTATAGATTCTAACTCCCTTGAACTCGTAACAGGATTTCAAAAGGGTGTTGAGGCTAAGTTCTACACATTCGCAACTAAGGGCGATAAAGTAGTTCGCACCGAGATTAACCGTGACCCCCGTGGCAAGTACCCGATTGACGCTATGTATGGTGACATTGATGGCGCTAACCCAATGGGTAGGGGTATTGTCGAACTCGTCGGTGGACTCCAGAACCTTATCGACTCTGATATGCAGATGTACCAGTACAACCGTGCTCTTATGCTCGCCCCTCCCTTAATCAAATACGGGAACTTCAACAAGAGCAAAGTCCAGTTCGTACCTAACGCCGTTATTGATGTCGGCTCAGACCCTAACGCCAAGGTCGTACCTTTAACTGTTGATACCTCAGCTGTCGCTAACTACCCGGCTTTATATGGTTTGCAGAAGTCACAACTACTAAACCTCGTGGCTTCACCCGATACCTCAATCTCCGCTGATGTAGGCAACCCCGGCTTCTCTAAGACTCCTGCTGGGATAAACCAACAGAAGGCTACCGTATCAGTCGATGATAACTACATCCGCAAGATGTTTGAGTCATGGTTTGAGAACTGGAGCGAAACAGCCGTCAACTTATTCTTTGCTAAACGCCAAGGCATTGAAGAACTACAACTAGATGATGACACCGCCGACCGCCTCCGTAAGCTCGCCCAGCAAGGTAAGTTCGACGAAGCCCAGTTGAGCGAAGACAACAAGATTCGGATTGACTACGACACGGCCACCCCAGCCCTGACATTTAGGGTTGACGCCTCAACTTCCAAGATGAAAGAAGACCACGAACAATTACAGGCTTTCAGCGGTTTACTCACAGCCCTCGACTCTAGCCCGATACTCGCTCAAATCGTACCTCAAGACAAACTCTTAGCCTTATGGAATAGCATGGTCGCTAACTCTGGTATCGAAGACCCCGAAGAACTATCTATCGACTTGGAGCAGTTCAAAGCCCAACAGGCACAACAGATGCAGATGCAACAGGCGCAAATGCAGCAACAGGCGCAAATGCAGCAACAGGCTCAAGCTCAGGCGGCTCAACCCCAAGCACCACAAGGTCAAATGCCACAGGGTCAGATGCCTCAAGGCCAACCACAGCAAGCCCCCAACCCCCACGACCAACAGATTGCAGTCCAGTTACAGCAGTTAGGCTTCTCGCCTGATGTTATCCAACGCGCTATCGACCTATTAGACCAAGGCGTTCCAGCCGATCAGGTGATTCAGGCACTAACCCAACACAAGGCGCTAACCAATGGACAGTGATAACCTCTACCCCCGTTCGGGTGCTTACCGCCCAACCGAACCCTCGACTCAAGTAGCAGACCGTGCTAAAGAGTCGGCTCAAACCCTCAAGGCTATGCCTATCATCGAGGACTTACTCATCCGTTTCGAGGAGAAGATAGCCTTTTACGGGTCAGTTGAGTCCGTACCCGAAGAAGTCCTGACTATACCTGATGAGTTCATGCACATCGTTGCCGCCAACAAGATTATTAAGGGATTACTGGAGGCCGAACTCGACTATCTGCAAGATTTAGTCAAGACGCACGTTAGTTAGTGTGTTGCGCGGTGCCGCTACAAACCTCAATGGCGGCACCACGGAGTACATCCAACTCTCGCCCCGACAGCGTTTAGTCGTAAACACAGGAGAACAACATGGCCGATGAGGTAGCCACAGCTGTAGATGCAGTTCAAGATACTGCAACTGATTCAGCACCAGTAGAACAAAAACTTGAAGTGGTCAACGAAGGCGCGGATTTAAATCCCAACGACTTCCGAGAAACAGACGACAGAGAAGTGGAGGCAGAAGCCAAGTCCGAACCCGTCGCTGAAACACAAAGTGAAGCACCGAAAGGTGACGAACAAACAGAAGGTGATAAACCACTAAGCCCTAAGGCTGAAAACCGATTCCAAAGCCTAGCCAACGATAACCGTGAGCTTAAGCAGCAGATCGAACAGCTCCGAGCGCGTGAAGCTCAACTCGCCAATGAGCAGGACTTACTGGGAGAAGTAAACCCGGACACTGGAGACTACTACAGCCCACAAGAGGTTGAACGTATGGCCTTCCAGCAATCACGGCAAACCCAGGCACAGCAAGCTTCCGAGCAACGCTACGCCCTAGAGGTTCAAGCGAATCAGATGACGATTAACAACGAAGCCCAGCAAGTCACTAAAGACTTCGCTATCTTCAACCCTGATAGTCCTGACTTCAACCAACCCCTAGCCCAACAAGCCGCCGAACTTCTTGATCAGAACCTAATCCGTGACCCGCAAGGAGAGATTATCGGCTCAAACCTATCCCCGTACCAGCTCTATAAAACAATAGCCAACGCCTACAGTAGCAGCGCCGCTACAGCTCAGATTAAAGGCCAGCAAGCAGCCGAAAAGATGCTTTCCCAAGCCGATAGTGTGACCAGCAGCGCACCCGTTAAATCTAGCCCTTCCGACGAGGCCAAAATGTCTCCTCAGCAGTACGCTAAAGCCCACGGACTGAAAACTGTCTGGCAATAGCATAACAAAGGAATTAAAACACAATGGCTGCTAACACATCCGGTACGCTGACCCAGGAAGCTCAGACTTTCTACGAGAAGGCTTTCTTAGCCCGCGCAGAATATGAGTACATCCACGCACAAGGTGCACAATTGCGTACACAACCTAAAAACGGTGGTAGCGTTATTCGCTTCACCCGCCACACGCCTCTGGCAAC